AATCAAAAAAGGTGATAAGATATTACACAGCCACTTAGGCACCCAGCCGCCAGTGTCTGGTGTTGTGATGGAGTCTCCGGTCCAAGGCCGTGGCGTTCGCAGCACGATCCTGGTTGACGTTAAAGGATCCGAGGTAGGATTATTTGACGAGACCGGCAGCATATATACCAGCGAGATCCTAAAAGTTTTCAGGGATGATAACTGGTTACCAGTTGAACAGTAAACGCGCAAGCGCCTGGGGTGGGCCCGCCCGTATGGGTCCAAGCCACAGGCGTCAAGCTAATAAAAAAATTGACAAGCTCACAAGCTGTTAGTATAAGATTTTATAGGAGAAATTATTATGTTAAAAAAAGAAGCAAGAGAAATTACAGGCGGCCTGTCGAAGCCGTCGAAGATGCCAGGACCAGCCCACAACCTGCCGGCCATCGCCTGCAAGACTGGCGCCAAGCTGGTGAAGGTCCCGGGCTCAGTGTGCGCGGGCTGTTACGCCCTGAAGGGTCGATATAGATTTCCAAATGTACAGCAAGCATTGCAACGCCGCCTGAAAGCATTAGAGGACCCGCGCTGGGTCACCGCGATGGTAACACTGATTAAGGACCAGGACTGGTTCAGGTGGCACGACTCAGGGGATATTCAGAGCCTGGAACATCTAAAAAATATTTTTCTAGTGTGCAAGCAAACACCAAACACGAAGCATTGGATGCCAACCCGTGAAGCGCAATTTTTAAAAGATATTGACCCGGCCACAGTTCCGCCAAATTTAATAATTAGAATGTCTTCACACATGATAGGACAGGGACCAGTTAAACAATGGCCCTGGACGTCTACAGTCTCAACAGCCCCTGAAGCTCGAACCTGTCCGGCACCGGACCAGGGCAACGAGTGCGGCAGCTGTCGCGCGTGCTGGGACAGGTCCACACCTAACGTGTGTTATGGTAAACACTAAGATGGAATTTAAACACCCAAAATATTATGCAGAGCTCAGGAAGCAGGGGCGCAAGGTTACAAGCTCTCAAGCTTCAGGCGGCAAGCCTCCCAACCAGCGCACAAGGGTTCAAGCGTCAAGCCAGAGTCAACAAGCTCCAGGATCCGATGACCAGGGTACAAGCGGTAGCTCCCAAGCTTAAGGGCACAGGCAACAAGCACAAAGGTATTTTTTTTATGTTTCATGTGGAATGAAACTTGGTGCGGGGATAGCTGGACTTTGATGGATTTAGTTCTTTTTAATTCCAGTGTGAAAAAGTTGCCGTTACTAGAGTAAGCCAATAGATCAGGAGTGCCAAGTAAGACCCTGTTTTCAAGTCTAATCCACGATATTGTTTTAATTTCTCTCTTAAGTTTTTTATATAAATCACGTTCTAATCCTATAGTTTTGTTAGGCATAATTCGGTCCAGCCTAATTACAAAACTTTAACAGGATTACCCATAATTTCTGTAGGTTTTTGGCAAGATAAAACCAGTCTATGAGTGTCTTTACTACCAATAATTTTATTTTCAAGAAGTTTTATTCCAACGATGTCATAAAATTCTCCGTTAGGTAACTGGACTTGTACCCTAGCATTTTTTGTGACTTCGGCTTTCATAAACTTCTGCAAACCTTGATTGAATGTCTTTCCGTCTATCATATTTCTAATATTGATTTATACAAATTATGGGATATATTACAAGTATTATGTCTGTACCAAAAAGATTGACAGCACAACAAGAGAAGTTTGTAATGTACCTAGTATATGGTCATGAAGGCGAACCTTGCAGCCAAACAGAAGCAGCAAAGCTAGCCGGATATGCTGACCCCAAAGATTATGCTAGTAGACTCATGAACGTCAATCAATATCCATTAGTTGTAGCTCACTATGAATCTTTACTTGGAGAATTACATAGTAAGTATGAACAAGATTTAATAGGTCAGAAGGCTACACTAGGACAGCTAAGAGACGCAGCCAAACGTAAAGGTAGATATTCAGATGCAATAAGAGCTCATGAATTAATTATGAAAGCTGATGGTAGATTCGTAGACAAACGACTTAACATGAATGTTAAAGTTGATCCAGATGAAGCTAGAGAAAAGAATGAAAGACTAATGAATATAGTTAAGAATAAATTAGCTGTTAAAAAAATTAAGGACTAGTGTATTTTAGTTATCTTCTTCACACAAGAAGTAGGAAATACAGAACGCTCTGAGAAATGTATAGAGCCATCTTCTTCAACATCATAACCTGCAAAGATTCTTACAGTCTCATCATCTTTACTAAATAACCAACCTTCACTTACAGGTGTTGCTAGTTTCATATTTTTAAACTCTCTATCTGTACCCCAACCGCCCTCAGTTATAATATCAATCCAATCTATACGTACACGCTTGTACGGAAACACAACAGATTCTTTTACTGTCTTTGGTTTAGTGTAGCTGTTGATTCTTCTGGATTTGTTTTTGGATTTCATGGTTTCTGTATACCCCAGGATTTATAATTAATAAATAAAAAAACAAAAACACGCGCGCGACCCCTTATTTTGTTGGTATTGCTAGCTTTTTGAACAATTGTACCAATTGTACCTCATTGTACCAAGTACCTTTGGTACAAATTTGACCAAATAACCATTGGTATTACTATCTTTTTTGAATTGTACCAATTGTACCTAGGTTTAAAAAAAAATAAAAAAAATTTTTTATTTTTATAAGAAAAAGTGTATACAATTACTTTATGGCCAAATTATACTGGGATTCATTATACTTTTTGATCATTTTTTGTATCTTGGCTATTTTCATTCTTGGTACAATTTGCATAATATTGGTCAACTTTCTTCAAGAAGGTATGCATGTAGCCTTGAAATTCTTTGTCAGACACTTCAAACTTCTGAAAAAAACAATCCTTCGAACACATTAGAATGATTCCAGACTGTATATTGGTGCCATAGACATGGTTATGAGCCATTGCATAAGCTGCTAGCTGTGCAAAATAATCGTCAATCCATTCTCTCTGTTTAGGCTTGTTAGTTTGCTTGAAGTCTATTATACTTTCGCGCCCATTATAAATTCCTACAACATCTGTCTGTCCGGCATACAAACCAGGATAATATAAAGTCACTTCCGTGCCCCATACTTCTCCCAGGTCCCCGAGCCCTGATTCTATAACCACATTAGCCATCTTGCCTGCCTCCTTACCTAGGCTAGTCAGGTCAAGGTGCCTCTCACCCTTGATATGGCCCTCTAAATAGGTATGCATCGAGGTACCTCGCATCGCTGATACGTCTCGAACCCTGTCCGCGTACTGAGGACCCATTCGAGCTCTCCAGTTAGCAAGACTCTTACGTTTCTCTTCAGACTGTGTGGCTGATAATATAGTAGTCACCGATGGCAACTTCTCTTGTCTAATATCGTAGTGTCTTTTACCATCAACTAGACTTCTCATAGTCGCTGGGTAATCAAATTTTTTATTCCAAATCATTATTATTTATTATCCATAAGAAAATTATTGATGCAATAAGAATAGCTATCACACCCATTAATAACATACCTAGACCATAACCGATAGACATTAAAGTTTATCTTTCAGTTCTTCTAAATATTTTTCGTTCTCTTTTTCTATTTCTTCTTCTGTCTTTTTTCCGAATATCTCATCAAATCGTTGACGATACAAATCGTTGGAAACCCTTGATTTTCCATCCCATTTCGGCTTTTTATTTTTTCCTGTAGCCATAGCCTTTCCTCCTATCTCCATATAACTTGGTCCATGACCAAGAGGTCAACATAGTAGAGTAATGATAAATCTTTTCTAATATATATCTACTCAAGACTCATTGCCTCTCTGTATTCATCAAGATGTACAATTTTATTATTCATAACTGTACCTTGATAGTGATCTATAATCTGTTGAATCTTAGGTAGTTTAGTATGGGCGTAGGGCCACAATAAACAACACACGTAATACGCGTCTCTAAAAGTACAACGCCATTTCCACTGCATCAAATATTTAGTGCCGTCTTTACGTAAACCTTTTCTAGGTTTACGTACAACAGTTCCGCATCCTAATACTTCATGGGTCCAACGAACCACAGACTCATCAGTCATAGTAATTTCCATACTGATACGTTGTGATATGGATATACGATGACCTTTGCCTTTGTGTTTCTTTTTCTTCTCCGGTCTCTTTGCAAAGTAAATACTACCTTCACCATCAAAGAGTCCTGCTATGTATGATATCTCTGCTTCTGATCTCACAATACTTTCCCTTCATTACGAACAAGTCTAAAATTATTATTTTCTTCTAACAATCTATCAAACTCTTCTTCCATTACATTATATTTATCAGTTAACTTTCTTAATTTATTTTTAAGAAACTCATTCTGATTCTTAAGATATTCTATTTTATCTTTGTCAGCGTCCATCATTTACCCCCTTCATGATCCATCTTACCGTTGTTGTGGCAGGATCAAAACCATCAAAGTCAAGTTTACTGCAACCTGTGAATACCATCAGAATCAACAATAATGCCATCAGCCTTATCTGCATCTATTTCTCCTTCCGAATCACATACACCACATTGTGCTGTGATTTCTTCTTTCGCTAATTTGTATGGGATTCTTATATACCCATTACCTTTACAGGTAGGACAAATTATTTTAGGTTTTTTTAACTTTGCCATTTAGTTTCCTCGCTTTCTCATTGACTAACAATGTTATTGTTTGAGATCTACTAAGAACCGTATCTGGTTGTATAACTTTTCGTATCTTATCAATTAGATCATATGTCTTATGTGATAGTGATACGTTTTTGTATTTGCTTATATCTGTCATAAACTTTATACTCCTTTCTATATAAGATTTAATATGGGATTAATCTCATAATTTACAATAGGTGTCAATGAAAATATTATTAAGTTTATTAATTTGTTCTCAAGTTGCGGGTACTTGTTTAGAGCCATACGAATGGCCAACAAGATTCGATACGCAATATGATTGTTTAATGTTTGGTTACGAACAGTCTGCATTAAAAATGAGAGAGATTGGTCCAACAGATGTGAACCAATATAATATGTTTGTAAAATTTTATTGTACTCCAGAGAATACTATCTAATTCATATAAAACCCCGCAGATTCCGTGCACGTACTACTAC